TATGGATAGGATCAAATCCACCACTAACAATAACAACTCTCATTAATAATACTCCCACATATATGCCATGTCACCATATGTAGATGTCGTTTCCTTTTCTACTGTCCACTTTGTACCATCACTATCAGTGATGATATCATCATCTAAACCATCACTAATAAACCCAAACGGTGCCATGTCCTGTTCAATTTGTTCTTTTTGCTCTTCATAGATTCTTTTACGAACATCATTGTCCGTCATCTCTCGGAAGTAGTCTTGAGCAACTAACCATGCGAAGATAACCAAACACATTGCAAGGTCATCGTGACAACCATCTTCTGCCTCCCATGATTGTTTCTTTTGTACAAAGGTAGTAAGTTCAGCAATGATATCATAATCATTGGTCATTAACTTATCTTCTTCTACCAAAGCTTTGAGGTTGGAGCATCCAGTTTTTTTAACAGCAGCAGTCATCCTGACTCCCATCTG